TCAGGAAAGCACCGTTGTTTCCGCACGCCGAATCGTTCCGGGCGATGCGGCCTGGAATACCTTGCCTTCGCAGCACTCCCGTCGGCACGACGCTGCGGAAATTATCCCGCAATCGGAACTTATGTTGAAGATGTCCGTTTCAGACACGAGGCTCCTAACCTCAGTTCCCCTCTGATTGCCCGCCTTGAGCGGGCATCTTTTTTTGCTGGCGCCACCACGCGCGAAAATAACAGCATCAACCCTGGAACGGCTCATATGCGCCGGACGTTCTCCTGCGTTGATAAACAGGGGAAGAGCCATGTCCGCATATTCCAGAAGAATTCTTTTGACTGCCGCATTCGCCGTCCTGTCGATACCAACCACATCGCTTGCCGCAGACATGGTCGTTTATGGCCGCGAACAGGTTTCACCGCACAAGACACATCACCAAACGCGGACCGTTGAAAAAATGGGGTGCACCGAAAACCTGGTGTCCTACCGCTCCCCTTACCAACGGCACACGGAACTGGTCACGCTTTGCCATCCACCAATAAACTGGAGAACAGGGCCCTCCACCGCAACAATATGGTCGCCTTGATCTTGCCATAATTCATTCAATGTGCTTTTGTGCAGCCGCCCTTGTGGGAGGGGGTAAAGGTTGAGACCCGCTGGCTGCATTTTTGTAGTAAGCGGGTTTCCCTTTTTTTGGGCGAAACTTACCGGCAAACACCATCTGATCCATCGTTTCTCGGGGCTTGGAGAATGTACTTTGTCACCACTTACTGGAATCTCTGGGAATATCCGATAATATCCGGGAACTAGCGTGAAAGCCTTATAACTCAGGGGTTTGCAAAGGATCACCCAGCGGGATTCAAGACTGTGCTTGACAGGCCATCAGCCGAACCTGCAGTACTATCGGGGCAAGACCTCGAAAATTGAGCGCTCCCTCGACAACTCTTCAAAAATCGCCCTGCTGGCTCTTTAACACCCTTTAAAGTCCAGAAAACCTGCGTTTTGGAAACGCAACCCGTGTACTTATCCCTCACGCACGGACCATAAAGTGCGGCCAATTTCCAATTTGAACTTGGAACACGCTGCCATCATCTCCAATGACAGGCAAATTACCTAAGGATATCAATATCGAAATTGAAAAAGCCGCCCTCCAGAACATGGAAGGCGGCTTTTTGCGTTATCTGACTAAGCCAAATCGCGAAGGGCGCTCTGTTAAGCTGATGCGCCAATCGCCAGTGAAGCCGAACGAAGGTGCGGCTATAGGCTCAGAAAACCAGAAGTCGGTAAACGCTGCGATGTCCGGCTCGCAAAACCAATGTGCGTCACCGTTAGCATCGATAGCCCACCAGCGGGCATTTTTCGGAGCGAGCTTCCAATCGACTTCCACCACTTCAAGCCTTCGTTCTACGAATGGAACAACAATGAACTTATCCACCGGCACCGTCTCACCTCACATATGGCCCTTCGCGTGTTCTTATTTTGTTCCCATTTGACAAGGAGTCAACGGGTTCGAGATTTGTGGTCGAAGGAAAGTCTTGATAAGAGCCGAAACGGTATTGTCGGCAGCTCCGATTCGGACAAGTGAAAGCTCAGTAAGTAGCGGCGAGCCTGACAAACCAGTTATCCTCCCCAGTCTTTTCGAATTCCCCCAATTGACCTTCATAAACTTTCTGAGAGTAGAATTAGCCACAGGCTAGCCAAAAAACTGCGCCTTTGCTTTAGTACTCTTACCGACTCAGGGGGCAAACGTGCGTCTTCTCAATGTACATATTAAACAGTTCCGCAGATTCTCTGATTTGACGATTCGAGATATTCCTGCAACTGCAAACTTGGTCGTGCTTGCCGGTCCGAATGGTTCCGGGAAGTCGTCTTTCTTCGATGCCCTTCTGCTGCGGTACCGTATTGGATCCGGATACGGTTGGGCGGGCGATACCAAGTACTACGATCGACCGAATGAAGCAGGCGCTAATTTACCTGAGAGAATCTCCATCGAGACAAATGCCGGAGATATGTTTGCTAGGGGAAACCTTTACGTTCGGACGGCGTATCGGCACGATCACGAGTTCGTCACAAACTCCCTTTCTCGGCAAGGCCCAATTCTTGAAAATTTAATTCTGCACCGGCTTATTGAACCCGACGCTACAGTCGGTCGCAATTATCAGCGCCTTGCATCCCAAGCTATGGAGGACGTTTTCGTCAATGAGTCCGCGACCACGACAATGGGCGCTTATCGTGAGAAACTGATAGGAGAGATCAATGCCCCCCTCCAGCGGTTATTCCCTGATCTAAGGCTCGCAGGGATTGGCAATCCCTTGGACCAAGGATCATTTCAATTCGACAAAGGCAGTTCTCAGGGCTTCGATTACAAAAACCTTTCTGGCGGTGAGAAGGCGTCTTTCGATCTAATATTGGATCTCGTTGTGAAGCGGCGTACCTTTACGGATGCCATCTACTGCATCGATGAACCCGAAATTCACATGAACACCCGTATACAGGGTGCGTTGCTTGCCGAACTAGTCAACCTCCTGCCGGGTAATTCACAGCTCTGGATCGCCTCTCACTCAATCGGAATGATGCGCAAAGCGCGAGAGATGTATGACGCCGACAACACTTCGGTGGCCTTCATTGATTTCGGCGGTCACGATTTCGACCAGAAGACCATTCTTTCGCCCAGCAAGCCCACCCGATCGTTTTGGGAAGGCGTGATGCACGTTGCCCTTGACGATCTGGCCTCACTAGTCGCACCAAAGCAGGTAGTGATCTGCGAAGGTAATCCTTTGGGTGCGGCGCCTGGAAAGAATGCCGAACACGACGCCCGGATTTATGAAGCTATCTTTGGCGACGAGATGCCAGACACCACATTCGTCTCCGCTGGAAACTCGAAGGAAGTGCAAAACGATTTTATCGGGTTGGCGACTGTGCTGCCGAAATTGTCCTCGGGTATCAAGATCATTCGATTGATCGACTTGGACGATCATACTGAAAGTGATGTTGCGGATTTAAATAAGAAGGGCATACATGTCCTCGGGCGCCGACACCTTGAAGTTTATCTGTACGACGACGAAGTTCTTACCGCACTGTGCGCTTCTGTTGGACAACCGGAAAAAACAGCTGACCTGATTGCGGCTAAGAAAGCAGCTGTCGAGGAAGTGGTGAAACAAGGGTTTCCGGAGGACGACCTAAAGAAGGCAGCTGGAAACATTTATAACGCGGCCAAGAAGATTCTTTCGTTGAAGCAGGCGGGTAACGATACACCCGCATTCGCTCGGAACACTCTTGCGAAACTCATTAAGCCCGGGACCGCTGTATACACCCAGCTACACCAGCAGGTGTTTGGCTCTTAACCAAATGCGAGCGCGATCCGGGGACCTCTCGTCAAGCTTTTCTGAGGAGTGAGAGGACTTGGCCAATAACTGAGAGGTCGTCCGCAACGTCCTCACCGATAACTTCGGTAGGATAACCATTTTGGTCGTTATCTGATCGCAACTCAAGCGAGCCATCCATCCGCCAATTTGCTCGCTTTACCTTTATTCCAGGTCCAACGCGAAACACGAAAACCTGATCATCTACGATGTTCGTCTTGCTTTGGTCGACGATCATGAATGCGCCATCGGGGATCGTCGGCAGCATGCTTTCACCCTTGGCCTCCAGCATAATGCAATTTTCGGGTTTTGCACCGATGCTCCGAAGGAACGCGCGGCTAAAAGCCACGCTCTTATGCAGGCCATCTTCTTTTGGGATTAGTCCAGAACCAGCAGCGGCTTGAACGTCGTAGAGCGGAATTTGGACCATATCCACGCCCTCGGTAATCACTGCGGACTCGGAGAACATTTCTCCCTCACCCGTGATTATCCAAAGGACATTGGCTCCAAAGTTGTGGCGGTAGGAATCGAGCACTGACGCTGTCGGTTCTGATTCGCCTTTTTCGTAATTTCCAAGTGTGGTTTTGCTGACGCCCAGTTGAGCCGCAAAAACATCCCTTTCAGGGTCGCCAAGCCTTCTCCTTAGCTCGCGAAGACGCGCGCCGAGAGCGGTTTTGGGCGGAATCTCCGGTCTAGCCAATTATTCACCGCATAAATCCGATTTCAGATTTACAAAATCCGAATTCTGATTTACTCCTTTCTGTGTTCGCAGAATTAATAACCCCAAAAAAGGAGGCCGGTCAGGGCCTCCCTTCTGGAAGGAATCCTTTATGCACCGTGTCTCTGACGGCGGCAAGACAAGCCGTGCCGAACGCCGAAGGCTGGAAGAAATTGCCCGCATAAAAGGCAAGCTCATCGTGGCCAAAATCACGCTTGCCGAGATCGACAAGAAATACTGCCTGCCCACCGGCACCGCCGGCAACACCGTCCATGAGCCGCACGCGGCAGGTGAACGCGCCATCGCAGCGGCCCTCAAAACCCGGCCGCATCTTCTCTGGTTCTCCCGCTATCACTCCGATGGTCGCAGGCTCACTCCGCAACCTTCGGAGAATTACCGGAACGGCCGCCGCGCCGCCGAAGCGGAGCAAGCCGCAGCATGAAGCGTGGAACGGTTCGGGATTGCTGCTCTAGCCTGCCGCACCTCGGCTGCAAGGCAATCAATCACCCCGGCTGTCAGACCCAATCTCTCGACCGCTCCACACCCCTACAATCGCCGATCAGCAGGCGCCCCACAATGACGAAACCGCATGCCAATTTCGACACCCCGATTTTCATTCCGTCGCACTCCCGCGTGTGCCGGTGGGCCGAAACCCTGCTGATTTTTAGTCCTGCGTTCGCAGGCGTTTCGGCCGTCCTTTTCACCATCCTCAAAAACTATGGAGCAGCTCAATGACCGCAGCAGTCCGCAACTACGTCGCAGTGCCATTCTTTGACCGCGTCCCACCACGGGTCATGGACCTCGTCATCACCACTTTCGACAACATCGTCGAGCGCGCGCAGAACAAACGCGAAGCCTATTATTTCTTCGCAAACGGCGTGAAACAGCGTCAGTTTGAAGGCCCGACATTCGAAGAATTTGCAGACTGGCACGAGCGTGTCAAAAACGGCCTGGTCGAACGCCCGCATCCGTCCGAAGTCGTTCAATTGACCGCCGTTACCGGTTCAGCCCACCGATCGACAGCCAACGCCACACCAGAACGCCGGGTGAAACAACCGCACGCCATCGCCTGCGCCGTCGACCTGGAAGCAGTTGGCGCCGAGCGCCTGAGGCAGGCATGGGCTATTGTTGCTGCAGCCCACGCGCTCAATGAGGCGAAGCTCGCAGCCGGTTACAGCCCGGCATCAATCACCCTTGACGACACCGTTCTGCAGCAGGCTTTGACTGAGCTTCTAAGCGCGGAGGCAGACGCCACCGTTATGGACGCCGATGTTCATATGACGGCTGGAAACAAACTCGTCGACCTGCTGCTTGGCGAAGGCGATGCAGATATCGACGACAAGCTTGTCGGCTGCCTCACCATGGACATGCAGCCCGAGCTTTGCCGCCTGCTTGCGCGCTTCGACGCCGACAAATCCCGCTGATTTCCCGAACCGTCGCTCTGTTACCCCCAAGGGAGCGACGCCAGATGCCGGGGCGGCCTCAACCCTCAGCCCCACCGCCCCGGCATCGATCTGCCGCAATGCCGTCGCCGAGCGACGAACCCCGAGGTTTCGATGGTAAATCCTTATTCCGATGAAGAACGTTTGCAGGCGATGGTGGCGGCCAGCTACCGCGCCAGCCGTTCGCATTTCAACCACCTGCCACTCCGCCACATCATCAACCCGCCCGCCGAAATGTTCGATGCGAAGCTCGCACGGCAGATGGCGATCTACGTGCTTCACATCGATTTCAACGTTCCACGCCGCCGCTTGGTCGTGCTCCTGGGCGTTGCCCGCTGGACCGTGATGCAAGCTGTCCGCGTCGTCGAGGCACGGCGCTTCGAGCCGCTTTTCGACAAGGCTTACGAGCGCATCGCCGCCCGCGCCAAAGACACCTTTATGGAAATGCTCTACGAGGCCTCGGCCGGGCAGGAAGCCTCCTATGGCTGAGTTCATCCGTGCCACCATTTCCAGCATTCATGTCGGTGAGCGCCTGCGCCCGATCGACATGGATTATGCCGAGGCCATTGCCGCCTCGATGTCTGAACACGGGCAGATCAGCCCGATTATGATCCGCAAGACGCCTGCCAAAAAGGGAACTCCTTACACGCTGGTGGCAGGCGGTTACCGCACTACCGCCGCAACGCTGCTCGGCTGGACGGAGATTGACGCCATTGTCGTCAAGGCTGACGCCGTCGAGGCACAGCTGCTCGAAATCTCCGAGAACCTCTATCGCAACGAGTTGAACGCACTCGACCGCGCAATCTTCGTCATGAAGTACCGCGAACTGTGGGAGGAAAAGCACGGGAAGATTAATCCGAAGGGCGGCAGACCTGAAAAACAGGGTAACGATTACCCTGTTTTCGCCAAGGGTCGGGCACTGTCCGAAAAGGTTCAGGAGCGTTTTGGCTTCGGCGCTGAGACATACAAGCTTGTGTCGCGCATTGGGCAAAACCTTGATCCGGTGCTGAGGCAGGCGGTGCGCGGCACCACAGCGGAGAACGATCAGTCACAGCTTCTCGCTCTGGCAAAACTGCCTCGCGAAGATCAAGTCGCGGTGGCTGACGCTCTGAAGCACACCCCGGATGTTAAGAAGGTTTTGGCTTTCACCAAGCCCCCGGTTCTGGTCACCACGCCGCCCGCCCCTTCACAATCCATCGTCCTCACCAAACTGATCGCTGCCTGGGACGAGGCGAGCGAAGAAACACGCGATAGCTTCCTTGAGCACATCGGCATGTCTGACGCACCGGATGCCCTCATGGCTGCGATCCGCGAGGAGGCAGCATGAGCACGAAACGTGATCCGAACCAGATGGACTTTTTCAAGGAGACGGTTTTCCCGGTGCGCTCTGCATCGGAACGTCTCGACATCGACCGATTCCGTTCGACCCTGAAACGCGAAATGGCCCGCGCCATCAGAGAATGCCAGTACGACCGCGAAACCATCGCGGCGCGCATGGCCTATTACCTCGGCCTCGACAAGGTCTCGAAGTCGGCTCTCGATAGCTACACCGCCGAAAGCAAGACCGCCCACGATATCAGCATGCCGCGTTTCAAGGCGTTCGTTCGCGCCACCAACGCCTTCTGGCTTTGGGATGTCGTTGTTTCCGATGACGGCCTGTTGCTGCTCGAAGGTGATGAAGCCCGCCTCGCGGAAATGTCCCGCATCCGCCAGGAGCAAAAGAAGCTCGCCCAGGAACTGAAAGTTCTTCAGGCGACGCCCGTGCACATTCGTCGGGTGCGCAAATGAAGAAAGAATGGTTCACGTCCGCCGAACTGGCTGAGGCAGCGCTTCCCGGAATGCCGCAGTCGCGCAAAGGCATCGAGTTGTTTATCGCCCGCTCTGGCGTGCGTTCCACCGCGAAATCCCGCCCTAAGGCCGGACAAGGCGGCGGGTTTGAGTACCATTATTCCTTCCTGCCTTCGGTGGCGCAGGCCAAGATCGCATTTCTCAATGCGGAGCCGAGCGATCCGCGCCCGACGAAGCTTTCAAAGATGCTTTGGGACCGTTTTGAGGCCCTTTCAGACGCCCATAAGGCTATCTGCAAGACCCGCTTTTCCGTCCTGACGGAAGTCGAGGAACTGCGGGCCTCGGGCATCAGCATGAAACATGCCGTCGCCCACGTCACGCGCAGGGCCGATATCGTGCCAGCCACCTATTACGAGTGGCGCAAGATGGTCGAAGGCCATTCCCGCCAGGACTGGCTTGCCGCCCTCGCTCCGTCGTTCTCGGGCAACGCCAGCGGCGAAGTCGCCGAAGTCACGCCCTGCCACCCCGAGGCGTGGAAGATCCTGAAATCCGACTTCCTCCGGCCCGAACGGCCTTCCTTTAGCGCCTGCTATCGCCGCATGATGATGGTTGCCCGCGACCAAAACCTGTCGCCAGTCCCTTCAGAGCGTTCATTGCGCCGCCGCCTTGATGCGGAAGTACCGAAGGCCGCGCAGATCATCGCCCGCGAAGGCAAGGACAAGGCGAAGCAGCTTTTCCCGGCGCAGAAGCGCACGGTGGCCCATCTTCATGCCATGGAGATCGTCAACACCGATGGTCATCAGCTCGACCTGTTTGTGCGGGCACCGTGGTCGGAGACGCCGGTGCGTGTGATCCTGATCGGTATTCAGGATGTCTATTCGCGCAAGGTGCTTTCATGGACGTTGGCCGAGGCCGAGACATGGGAGGCTGTCCGGACCTGTATCGGTTCGATGATCGAGAACCATGACGGCATGCTGCCGTACCACATCTATATGGATAACGGCCGTGCCTTCGCGGGCAAGATGATTTCGGGCGGGGCAAAGACCCGCCACCGCTTCAAGGTCAATGAGGACGATGTTGCCGGCCTCCTGAAGACGCTCGACATCGAGCCGCATTTCGTGAAGCCACGTTCCGGTCAGTCCAAGCCGATCGAACGCGCCTGGCGCGATCTCGCCGAGGAAATTTCCAAGCATCCGTCCATGTCCGGTTGTTACACCGGCAACCGTCCGGACGCGAAGCCGGAAAACTACGGCAACAGCGCCGTGCCCTTGGAAACCCTCCAGCGCCATGTCGCGCAGTGCGTTGACGAGCATAATCACCGGCTGAAGCGCACCACGGAAACCGCCCACGGCCGCAGTTTTGCGCAGACGTTTGACGCATCGATCGCCGAGCCGTCCACGATCGTCCGGTATGCCAGCATGGCGCAGCGTTCCCTCTGGATGCTCTCGGCCGTCGCCATCACGGCACGCAAGCCGGACGGCGCGATCCACATGCATGGCAACCGCTATTGGAACGCGGTGCTCAATGAGTGGATCGGCAAGAAACTGACGGTTCGGTTCGATCCGGCCGACCTCCACAAGCCGGTCAAGGTCTACGACCCGGAAGGCCGCTTCCTTTGTGACGCCGACTGCCTGGCTAAAACCGGCTTCGCCGACACGGGCGCTGCCCGTCGCCAGGAGAAGGCACGCAAGACGCACGTCAAGAACCTTCAGGCGGTGGCCAAGAGCAATGCGGCGCTCTCACCGATGCAGCTTGGCGAGATCATGGAAAAGGGTCGGAAAGCCGAAGCGGCGAAGCGTCCACAGACGCCGGTTCGCCCGGTCATCACACGCCTCGTCACCGGCAATCTCGCACATGCGCCGGTCGAAGACACCAACGTCGATGCATTCGAAGACAAATTTGCGCGCGGCCTCGCCCGATTAGCCGGCGGGGAGAGCGCGATCATCCAATTTCCTACGGGGAATACCGAGGCAGGCACCAAGCCTGCCCGCAAGAGAAGAGCCGAAAAGTACTGAGTACGGTTCCAGTCCAACAGGGCGAAAAAAAATGAGCGACCCGAAGGCCGCCCCGCAATTGAACAAAGGAACCTTAGCATGAAAAAGACGACCAACACAAACAGCGTGTGGGAACAGTCTAAACCGACAATAGAGTTTGTCGCCAAGCACCCCGCTCCAGACGTTGATGAGTGGCGCAAGCTCACGTCACGCATGGTTGACGCCGCGACTGAATTTGGCTGGTCCAAAGCCGAAGTGTCGCGCCGCACCGATGTACCTGACGGCACGTTGTCCCCATGGTTTAGCGGCAAATATCTCGGCGTTCTGTCGAACATCAACCAGAAAGTTGCCAACTGGCTGGATGCGCTCGACGCAAGCCAGAATATGGCTGCAACCATGCCGGTGTCGCCGCCCTTCCAGCGTACCGCAGTCGGGCAGGACGTGTATAACGCACTCCTGTTCGCCCAGGTAACGTCCGGTTTCGTCCGCATCGTTCTGCCCGCAGGCTCTGGCAAGACGACGGCTGCAAAACACTTTCTGAACACGCGTCCGCACGTCTTCATGGCCACGCTCAGCCCGAGCACCAAGACCGTTCACGGCATGCTTGTTGAACTCTGCGCTGCTCTGGAAGTGCACGAGCACAACCCCGCGCGGTTCGTCCGCTCGATCGGCGCGAAGCTAAAACGCGTGGGCGAAGGGTCGCTCCTGATCATTGACGAAGCACAGAACGCCGTTCCGGAAGCCATCAACCAGCTGCGCCACTTCGTTGACAACGACCATTGCGGCGTTGCGCTTCTTGGCAATGAAGACACCGCGACTGCCTTTGTCAAAGACCTCGGCCGTTCGGTCGCCAGCCGCGCACAAGTGCTGTCTCGTTTCGACCGGCAGGTTCGCACAGTGCGCAATCCGGTCGCAGACGCGGAAATCCTGATCAAGGCTTGGGGCATAGATGAAGGCACCGACTGCGCGATCTTCCTTAAGGGTATTGCCAGTAAGCCCGGCGCCCTTCGGCAAGTCGACAGGACCATGAAAGCGGCTTCTATGCTTGCCATCGCTGATGGCGAGGAACGCGTAAACCTGGAGCACCTTCAAGCCGCCTGGAAGAACCGCGACATGGGAGACAGCCTATGACGCCGGAAAACCCCTCCCTTAAATCTCACCTGGATTATCTCGCGGGCATCTTCGCGGATGCCAAGAAGATGGAACCCGGTGAAAAACTGGAGCTGGATGCAGAGTCCGCTCAGACCATCCTGAAGACCCTTGGCGGCCTGTCACAGCAGGCCGGACATCTTGAGTTGGAACTTGCCATCCTGCGCGACAGCGAGGCCGGGAAGTTGCTCGCCAAGACCGCCGAGCAGCTCGCCACCGGCCAGCTCACCAGCCTTCTGAAAAAGGCCGAAGGCAACATCATCCGCCCGAACTTTGGAGGAAAGAAGAATGACGGCGAAGCCTGACTGCGTTTCCGATTATCTGCTTCAGTTGGCGCGTGATTTGAACGGCATCGTCAATGAGCGCGGCACCATCAACCTAGACCGCGTGACCTCGACGAAGGTCATCGTTCACATCGGGCGCATAGCCGACCTTGCCCGCAAGCTCGAAAACGCCTGGTCGCAGGCGGAGTGGAACCGGCGCGCTTCACAAGACCGCTTGTCGCTGTTGGCCGGCATGAACCGGGTCACGGCCGAAGTTCTAAGCCTGATGCAGCCCGATACCAAGGACGGCGGCAACGTCGTCCAGTTCCGCCCCAAGCCCTCCAATTCCCCTGCACCTTCTGCGCCGCCCGGTGGCGACGCGGCCTGATCCCCTCTCACATTAATTATGAGGCTTTATCCATGCAGTCAGTCATCCTGGAAGAAAACAGCAAGCCCGGCGTCACAGTCATCAACGGCCGGGAATTCATGCACAATGCCAAAGGCGGTCTCGATCCGATCGACAACGTCAAGGATCAGTACAAGCTCGAAGACCAAACCGTTCGCAAATGCATCGAGTTCGCGCTGAATCTGAATGCACAACTCTCACGCTTTCGCGGCCACACGGCAGCGGACCTCTCCGCACTGGATGCGCTGCTCGGTGAAAAATACAACGTGACCATTGGCGGCAAAAAGGGCAACCGAACCTACCAAACCTACGATGGCCTGATGAAAATACAGGTTCAGGTTTCCGATCTCATTAGCTTTGGTCCGGAGCTTCAGGTTGCGAAAGCGCTAATCGATGAATGCCTGACGGAGTGGAGCGCCGACAGCCGGCCGGAAATCCAGTCGATAGTCACTCGCGCTTTCAACACCGAGAAAGAAGGCCAGGTGAACCGCGCCGACGTGTTCATGCTGCTGAAGCTGGAGATCGACGACACCCGCTGGAAAATGGCTATGGAAGCCGTCCGCGACGCTATCCGGGTCACCGGCACAAAAGAATATGTCCGCTTTTACGAACGCGAAACTTTGGACGACGCCTGGCATCCTATTACCATCGATCTAGCAAAGGCGTGAGAGCATGGTGATGTCTCCACGCGAAGCTTTCATGTCGTCCGCTTTTTGGCTCTTGGGTGCCGGTTCACTCAGCAAGCAGGACAACGTCCTTGAGTCTGTAGGTGCGGCGCATTTTGTCGAAGCTGGCAAGAACGCCTTCCAGCAGACGCATAACTGCAGCTCTATACGGTATGCTTTGATTCCAGCCTCCGGCGCGATCGCGACGAATTTTAAGTTTCGCTTCCTCAACCTGTTTATCGCCTCGAATATCGCCGAACCGATGCTTGATACTAGGTTCTTGTGCCGCACGCGAAGCGTGAACCAAAAGCTTGTAAGCTTCCGCTTGCAAGCTTTCGAGTTCGAATTTCAGCCGGCCGTCAAAAAGTTCGTATGCCTCCTTCAAGCTCGATTGCTCGAAAATGCCTTGAATGCCGCTCGCTATGCTCTCCATCTCCTTAGCTGTATTCGCTTTTTCTTCGTCGAGGCCCTCGTCGATATTCTCGATCTGTGCGCACTCCACTTCTCGCAGCGTTCGCAAATAATCTGCCAGCTTTCTGTAATTTGGAACCAGGAGACGTTCGACAATAAGAGCATCTCTCCTCGTCTGAAGCTCTACCAACTCAAGGTGCCGCTCTTCACTTTTTGCATCAGTGATTTGCATTTGTCGGATGGTGAAGAACGCGGCAAGGCCGGCCAATATACCTGTCACCAATCCCTGGTAATGGTACAAGAAGTTTCCGTAGGGGAAGTTTATGGACACCCAGTAGGCGCCGGCCAACCCCGAGACGCAAGCAACGACAACTCCAACGTCGACCCACCATTTCCGCTTAGCTTTCACCGAAACCACCCCAACTATTATCTGCCCGCCACTACATCTATCCGATTCCCATCCGGTCGCGATGTCGCATGCTGTCCGCTGGACCCTTGCGCACTCATTTTTCTGATTGTGTCAATCGGTGTCGGCGGACGGATATTAGGTAGGTTCTCTAATGGCCTTCACCCCCAGCCCCAAGTGATGTCTACAGCGGCCGAAATCAGCGAGGCCTACGATGTCGAGGACATTTGAACCCGATCAGCTGCTGACGGCACTGATCAACGCTTTCATGAACGACGGCCATTTCGTGCACGCCAAAGGCGGCAAGATGTATGTCCTGGTCGTCACCGACGAAGCCGGCGAAGAGCGGTCTTCCGAGTTTTGCCTTTCCGACATCGCAGATCACATGGCGAAAGGAATGTCCAAATGAGTAAGACCATCGCCGCAATCAAGATCGAGCAGAAGAAACTCGGCCTGGACGATTTCACCTATCGCGCCAAGCTCCACATTCTGACCGGCAAAACATCCACGAAGGAAATGACCGAGGCCGAGCGCCAGAGGGTTCTCGTGAGTTTGCGAGGCAGTACCGCGAGACCCGCGCCGGTTCGCCAGGACGGCCGCGACGGCAAGCGCAAGCTTTCCGGCAAGTATCTGCCGAAGATGCGGGCGCTCTGGATCGCCTGTTATAATCTCGGCGTGATCGACGATCGCCGCGACAGTGCACTGGAAGCCTTCGCAATGGGCAGGCAGCTGCCGAACATTTCGGATATGCGCTTCGTTCACAAGCCAGAGGACGCCGTCAGCGTCATCGAGGCGATGAAGGGAATGCTGGCGCGGGCCGGTGTTGTCTGGGCCGATCGCCTGCCGTGCGAGCCTTACGAGAAAAGCCCCGGCTACAAGATCGCCCGCGCACAATGGGCGATCCTGCATCCAGCCGAGCCGAACGCTTTCTGGCAGGCCGTCACCCACATCGTCACCGAAAGCATCAGCTACAGGAATTTAAGCGATGCCGAGTGGATCACGGTGATGAACCATTTCGGGCCGCAGGTTCGCCGACTGAAGAAGGCTCAAAAGTGATGACCGGGAACATCGCTCCCCTGAATGGCATGCCGCTCTTTGGCTGGCCGGACCAGCGGGAGATCGATGTTCTTCAGAACCGGCGTGACCAACTGGCGGAAAGGATCGCCAAGCTGCCACGCTTTTCACACCGACGTATCGAGCTGGAAGCGCGCCTGCGGGCGCTAACCGAAGAGCAGCTCATGATTTCGAACAGGATTACCCGTGGCCGAAGACCTCACCCTTGATCTGTTATCGACGCTCGGCGAAGACGGTTTCTTCTCCCTGGTCGAAGCGCATGCCGGCGTCAGGCTTTACGTTCCGTCTGATCCGGAGCGCAGCGAACTTTCTTCGACGATCGGCGTTGATGCTGCATACTGTCTAGCCAAAGCATATCCGGGCGGATATATAAGGGTGCCTCTGGCACGCGAGTTTCGCGCCCGTCGTTATGTCGATGCCGAAATGAGCAACCGCGATATTGCCAAAAGGCTCGGTTTGACCGAAAGCGGTGTTGAAAGACTTTTGAAGCGCGCCAGAAAACGGGAGCCGCTCAAGTCCAGGCGAAAGACAGACCCCCGCCAGATGGAAATGTTTTAAAGGCCCGCCCGCCACGGCGGGCCTGATTTGTTTCAGGCCCAAGTTCTAATTTGCCCCCATATCGGCCCGCGCGATCTCCGCCAGTTGCCATCATGACGGGGCTTTCATGACCACCCAAACTTTTGACGAATGGCTGATCGCCCGCCTTCGCGTTGCTGGCGCTTATGGCGGGACCATGGACGGCGTTCATGGCCGTGAAGTGATCGCGGCGCTTGAGCGTTTCCAGGGCGCTTATGATCTGCCGATCACCGGCCGCGCAGATCAGGTCACCGTTGATGCGCTCCGCAAGGTGCAGAGCAAAAACCCGAACAGCAATCTCGTTACCTACGAGAAGGTGCCTGTGCCGGCCGAACCCGTATGGATGCGCGAGGCGCGCCGCTACATGGGACTGAAGGAAATCGCCGGCCCCAAATCCAATGCAACCATCATGGGCTGGGCCAAGATGCTCGGCGGCTGGATCGCCAGCTTTTACACCGACGATGACATTCCCTGGTGTGGACTGTTCGTCGGCAACCTCATCGCCACCACTCTTCCCAAAGAGGCTCTTCCCGCCAACCCTCTCGGGGCGTTGAACTGGAAGAAGTTCGGCCTCGAAAGCCGGATTGCGCGCGGCGCTATCCTCGTTTTCGAGCGCAAGGGCGGCGGACATGTCGGCTTTTATGTTGGTGAGGACCAGACGCACTATCACGTCCTCGGGGGCAACCAGGACAATTCCGTTTCGATCACGCGGGTGGACAAAAGCCGCCTCGTGAGTGGTGGCGTCCGCTGGCCGAAGTCCGCTGACGCGCCGATCGCTGGCAAGGTCGAACTGTCGAGCACCGGCGCACCGGTCTCGAAGAGCGAGGCATGACGCCGATGAAGCCAACCTACAGTACATCCAAGCGCTATCTCTGGGGGTCGTTCTGGGCCTCGTGGGGAGCGATTTATCTTCTCATCGCCGGGGCGCTCGGTGGCTCTTCAGAAGCGACTGGTATGGCGACGATTGCACTGCCGTCGCTCCTGACGCTGATCGCAACCGTGCTCGGGGTCCATCGCCACTACGGCAGCAAGGATTTCGAAGCGGCCGCCCAGAGTGAAGCCGTTCTGCCTTCGCCACCACCTTACCTGTCGCGCGACCAGCCTGCTGCCCTGTCGGAGACGGTACGATGATTTCTGCCTGGCTAACGAAGGCGGCAAGGCCTGTCATCATCGTGCTGCTCCTGATCGGAGCTGCCCTTTTCCTCGGCTGGCTCACCATCGCCACCGTCAACGGTATGGTGGAACGGGCTGTCAGTCGAACGAAAACCGAGCGCGATGCCCATTGGACCGCCGCGATCGAGACCGCCAACACCAGGGCCGCCAACGCCGAGGCGGCTCAAGCCCGTTATGCGCTCGACCTAGAGACCGCCACTTCCGCCAAGATCGATGCGCTGCGCGCGCGAAACGAAGAACTGGAGATACAGAATGCGGCTTTGCCGAATGGCGATGATTGCGGCCTTGGCCGTGATCGCGTCCGCCTGCTCCCCCACTGAAAGCAAGGCTCCGCTCGTGCTTCGCACCGTCAAGCCCGCCGTGCCGCCCGCGTCCCGTGTGCCCTGCGCAGTTGGCGATCTGCCGGATCGTGACCTTTCCCAGCGCGAGGTCGCCACCCGCTGGAGTGCCGACCGAACGGAAATCCTATCCTGTGACGCGCGCCGAGCTGCTGCCGTCGCGGCGATCGACAACATGCCGGAGACCTCACCATGAATTTCGGTGGAAACGCCGCTTTCGACCTAGCCGCCGAACGGACCGAACAAGAACGCGAGGCAGGTATTGCCGCCGCGTCGCGGGCATTGCGCACCCCTGGCACGCTGGAATGTGAGGATTGTGGCAACGACATCGCCCGCGAACGCCGCATCGCATTGCCATCCGCCACACGCTGCATCGTCTGTCAGACGAAGTTTGAGAAGACCCGCCGATGACGCCGACCGAAATCATTCCCTGGCTGACGCTGGTTCTCTCCAGTCTCGCTGTCCTCGGTCACCTCAAGGGCTTTTTCTCCAGCGGCGAAAAGAAGCTTGAGGCTGACATCAAAAGCGGTCGCGAGGAAATCGCGCTCATCGGAAAGGACATCGAAGCACATGAGGCGAAGCTGACCAGCCATGATCGCCGCATCCAGGCGATCGAGGGAGAAATGCGCCACCTGCCCGATCGGGAAAGCCAGCACCGATTGGAGCTTGCTCTGGAGAAGGTGAATGGCCGCCTCGACACGCTGAACGAAACCCTCAAGCCCATCAAAGCCACGAACGAGAGAATGAACCAGCTACTGGTAGAAACGGCAGGCAAACAATGAGCATCGGCATCGACTATATGAAAATCATGCGCGAAGAAGCGCGGCTCATCATCTTAAGGGCGTTGGCGGAACAGGTGAACGAGAGCCTGAGCAGCTCCATGCTTGAGCCGGTCCTTGCCAATTTTGGCATCACCCAGGAACGGCCATGGGTGCATCAGCAGATCGAGTATCTGGAGACCATGGGCGCTGTCGTCGTCGTCAGCGCTGGCAGCATCAAGATTGCTTCCTTGACCGATCTCGGCCGTCGCCATGTCGATCGCCAGTCCGCCATAGAGGGCGTGAAGCGTCCGTCGCGCGTGGGTGCCTAACATGGCAAAAGCACGCGGCCGACTTTCAGCAATCGATCTTCTGCCCGAGGAATGCAGCGATGCGATCTCCTGGGCATCGCAGGAACTTGCCGACCGTGATCGCAGCCAGCTCGACATTTATGCCGAGTGGAAAACCAAGCTGATCGCGCTTCAGGGCGAGATCGGTCTCGATTTCGACATCCCGTCATTTTCGGCTTTCAACCGCTTTGCCATCAGGCTGTCGCAGATGACGCGCCGACTCGAACAGACCCGTGAAATCGCCGCCACCATTTCCGAGCGCATGGACGCGGCCGGTTCCGACGATCTGACCCTGATCGCGGCCGAGGCGATCAAGACGCTGATTTTCGAGCTGCTGCAATCGGCAGGCGACGCCGGCATTTCGCCGAAGGGTGCCATGGAACTGGCGAACGCGCTGCGCGCTGCCTCGGCCGCCCAGGTCACGTCTTCTAACCGCCGCCTGAAGCTGGAAGCTGAAGAGAAGGCCCGCCGTGTTGAGGCCGACATGAAGGCGAAAGCGGAGAAAGCGCTCGACGTGCTTTCGAACGAACCCGGCATTTCGAAAGAGGCTATCGCCCGCGCCCGTCGCGAGTTCCTCGGCGTGCGGCCGAAGGCGAAATCCTTTTCCGAGGTCTCTCCGGACGCCGAGAAGAAGGATGTCGAGCAATGACCATCGCCCTTCCGAAAGACCCCTGCACCAGGTGCGATGGCACCGGGCGTGCAATCAGGCGGATTAACCGCCGACGCGACGGCACTATCTCCAGCACCGTCTACGACCTGAAGAACGATTGCCGGTCCTGTAAAGGGACCGGTCTCGCTTGCATGGAGGAACAGCGTGGCTGAAGCCTTGCCCGGTTTGCCGCAAGGCAAATGGACCGACCCGTCAGTGCTTCCGATCGATCCGGCCAAGTTGCCGGACGAATTGCCTCGTGGTGCCGACATCCCGGCTGATCTCGATCCGTTGGCCGAAGGCGTCCTTATGGCGCATCAGGCCGAATGGATTGCCGACGACAGTCTGCTGAAGGGCTGCGCCAAGGGCCGCCGAACGGGCATTACCTTTGCCGAGGCGCTCGATGCTACGCTGATAGCCGCTGCCCAGCGATCGGCAGGCGGCCAGAACTATTTCTATATCCCGGACACCAAGCCTAAGGGCCGGGAGTTCATTGGCTATGCTGCGCATTTCGCAAAGACCGTCGCCAAGGAGCTGCTGACGATCGAGGATGGCATTTTCTTCGATCAGCGCGAAGATGGCACCACGAACGCAATTTCCAGCTACATCATCCGCTTCAAGTCCGGCTTCCGCATCGAGGCGCTTTCCTCCCGGCCGGAAAACATTCGCGGTCTTCAGGGCACGGTCTGCATCGACGAAGCGGCCTTCCACCGTGATGTTCGCGCCGTCATTGATTCTGTCGCCGCACTTCTGATTTGGGGCGGCAAGGTTCGCGTCATTTCCTCGCACAACGGCGTCAGCAACCCGTTCAACGAATTGATCAAGGAAGCCGAGGCCGGAAAGAACGGCTTTAACTTCCACACTTTCACCTTCGGCGATGCCGTCAAGAACGGCCTGTTCAAACGCGTCTGCCTGATCAAGGGCGAAGAATGGTCGCAGGAGAAGGAGAACGCCTGGGAAGCGAAAATCCGCTCGGCCTATGGCACGCGCACCTCCAAGATGAAACAGGAGCTGGATGCGATCCCGGCAGAATCGGAAGGGGCCGCATTGACGCGCGTCCTGATCGAGCGCTGCATGTCCGCCGATCTACCGGCCGTCGTGCGATGGGACCGGCCGGACGAGTTCAAAAACCTCGACGATTTCGAGCGCGCCGAACAGGCTGAAGAGTTCTGTGAGGGTCTCTTAAGGCCGCTTTTAGACCAGCTCGACACGGACCGTGAACATTGCTTTGGCGAAGACTTTGCCCGCTCCGGGGACAAGACTGCGATCGTGGTCTTCGAGATCGGGGCCGATCTCATCCGTCGCGCCCGCCTGATCGTCGAGCTGAAGAACATTCCGTTCGACCAGCAGCGCGACATCCTCTTTTACATCGGCGATGCCCTGCCACGCTTGATCGGTGGCGCGCTCGATGCGCGAGGCAACGGGCAGTACCTTGCCGAAAAGGCCCGCCAGCGCTGGGGCGAATGCATCCACGAGGTGATGACGTCCGCTAAATGGTACGCCGCCAACATGCCCGGTTACATCGAGGCGTTCGTCGATAAGAGCCTGCTTTTACCGAAGGACGCCGATGTTCTCGCCGATCACCAGGCGCTCGCCTACGTCAACGGCATCATCAAGGTGCCGGACGAACACTCGACCAAGGGCGCTGACGGTTATGATCGCCACGGCGATACCGCGCCGGCCGGGGCGCTCGCGTGGTTCGCCTCCAATCAGGAGGCCATCGCTTACGAGTACGAGACCAACCGCAAACCCAACAATCCGATGCAGGGCCACAATGGCGGCCCGCCGATGCATGACGATGACCGCCGAGGCGGGACCGTCAATGTCTACCTGAGAGGATCGCTCTGATGGCGAAAAAGAAAAAGCAGAAGATTTCTCGTCACCTCGCCACCTCGATGAAGGATCAGGACGGCAAGGTTGTCAGCGTTGCCGAGCTGACGGAAGAAGTTGCCGGCGCACAGGTGGGCGGTGTCCGTCAGTGGATTTCCGGTCACCCGGCCGATGGCATGACCCCGCATAAGCTTGCATCAATTCTCCGTGCTGCCGACCAGGGAGAGGTTGAAGCCTATTTCGAGCTGGCCGAAGACATCGAGGAGCGCGATAGCCATTATCTCGCGCAGCTCGCCACGCGCCGCCGATCGGTCTCTCAGTTGCCGGTCACAGTCACGCCCGCGTCGGATAGTCCCGAACACAAGAGGCATGCCGAATTTCTGCGTGAGTGGCTGAAGACAGGCGTTCTGCGCTCCGGCCTCTTCGACATGCTCGATGCGATCGGCAAGGGCATTTCCGTCATGGAGGTGGATTGGCACCACAAGGGCGGCAGCATTCTGCCTCGGGCACTCGTCTGGCGGACACAGCGCTGGTTCACGTTTGACCGCACGGACGGCGAAACCTTGCTGTTGCGCGAGGGTGTTGCCGGTGAGCCGCTCATTCCGCACAAGTTCGTCGTCCATCGATCCAAGGCGAAATCAGGCCTTACCATCCGATCCGGCATTGCCCGCGTCGCGGTCTGGCTGTGGATGTTCAAAAGCTTCACGGTCAAAGATTGGGCAGTGTTCATTCAGAACTACGGTCAGCCGATCCGCATTGGCAAATATGGCCGGGGCGCGACCGAGCAGGAAAAGGATGTCTTGTGGCGGGCGGTCTCCGGTATTGCCGGCGATTGCGCGGCGATTATTCCCCGCGAGATGCTGATCGAGTTTCATGAGGTCGGCTCGAAGAGCAGCTCGACGGACATGTTCGAAAAGCGGGCGGACTGGTACAATCGCGAAACATCCAAGCTGATCCTCGGCCAGACGACGACGACGGATGCGGTCTCCGGAGGCCATGCCGTCTCCAAGGAACATCGCCTCGTCCAGGAAGACATTGAACGGTCCGACGCGCTCGATGCATCCGACACGCTCAATGCGCAGCTCGTGCCAAACATCATTGCCTTCAACTTCGGTCCCCAGGACGAATATCCGACCATCCACGTCGGCCGTCCGGACGAAGTGCCGCTGAAGGATTTCTCGGAAGCCTTCGACAAGCTCGCCAAGCATGGCCTGACCGCTGAGGCAACCTTCCTTCGTGATCGCCTCGGCATCCCGGCACCCAAGGAAGGTGCTGAACTGGTGGGCGGGCGTGTCGAGACGGTCGTTCCGCCCGAGGACAAGCCACAGCCAAAACCGCTGACCGCAAAGCAAAGCCTTGATCGTCTATTCGCGTCGGCGCATACCCGCGAGGAACCGGACCTGCTCGAAAAGCTGACAGATCGCCTGGAGAAGGACGCGGCGGCCGCCATGGGCGGCATGATTGATGAAGTCCGCGAGATCCTGTTTTCGGCCACGGATCTCCGAGACGCAGCGCGCAAGCTTGCGGATCTCGAATTGTCGGCCGAGGATCTCGCGGAAGCCATGGCGCGCGGCATGACCATGGCGCACCTGATCGGACAGGCAGCGCTGATCGATGACCTCAAGAGGCAGTCATGACAGGAGGCCCGCTGGCGCGCTTCAGGGGGCTTTTTGCGGCATCCGTAGCTTCAGGCTCGAAAAACGCTTCCACGGCCTTTAAAAACGCCTCAACTTTTAAGCCATTGGTCGTTGCTCTGATGGCGACGACGGTGGGCGCGATCAATCTGCCATTCGATGAGGCGATCGACTTTCTTCGCCAGAAAACCGCCGTCCCGACAGAAAGCTATCGCGATGTCTGGGACGCGGCTCATTCGAAGATGTTCATGGTGGCCGGCGCAAACAAAAAGGCGCTGGTCGAAGACTTTCAGGCGGCGATCGTCAAGGCGGCCGAACAGGGCCTGACGCTCGAAGATTTCCGTGCAGACTTCGATGCGATCGTCGCGCGCCACGGCTGGCAGTACAATGGTTCTCGCGGCTGGCGCTCCCGCATCATCTTCGAAACCAATCTCAGCACAGCTTACGCGGCCGGCCGCTACGCCCAGATGTCAGCACCGGATACGCTCGAAGCGTTTCCCTACTGGATGTACAATCATTCCGGCGCGCTGCATCCGCGCCTGGAGCACAAGGCATGGGACGGCGATTGCTACGAAGCGACCGATCCTGTCTGGGCAAAAATGTATCCCCCGAACGGCTACCGGTGCGGTTGCTTCGTGACACCCGTGTCTCGTCCTGGTCTCCGCCGCCTCGGCAAATCCCGGCCGGACACGCCGCCGAACCTCGACCAGCTCGGCACGGATCAGCCGCGGGGCATCGATCCGTCTTTCGCCTACAATCCCGGCGCTGCCTGGCTGACGCAAACCGCACCTGGTCCGGTCGCTGTCAGCGCTGACCAGGTACAAGTCGCGGCCTTCGTTCAATCGGCGCTGAAGGGCAAATGGCCTGACGGTGCCTGGACGCCGGTTGCGACGGCGAACAAGGCGACGGGTGCCGCCCTCGATGTCGCCGCCGGCACGGAAATCCGCCTGACGGCTGACACCATCCGCAGGCAGGCGCAATTAGCTGAAGCTCTGACGCCCGACACCATCGGCGTCATTCCCGGCCAGCTCGTCCAGTCCGGAAAGCTGCTTCGCGACAATCGCGGCCGAGCTGCCTTCGTCGGCGAACATGATGGCGTCTTCTACCGGGCCGATGTCGATATCGTCATGAAAGCCGATCGGAAGACGGTTTACATGACATCGCTTCAGCGCGTCAGCCGCTCCGATCTGACCGACGCCTTCGGCTTCGGCTGGCAGTGAGGCTTTTGGCATGAGCGGCGCGTTGATCTCGATCACGGCACAGGTTCTCGATTCGGAAGTCCGTCGCGGCTTCCGCCAGCTCGAAGGCCTGATGACGAACACGACGCCGGTTATGCGCGCGATCGGCGTCGGCCTTGTCGGCTCGACCCATATGCGCTTCGTCACACAAACCGATCCGGACGGCCAAGCGTGGGCGGCGCTGAACCCGGCTTATGCCGAAGACAAACGCAATTCCCGCATCCTGACCGAAAGCGGGCGGTTGCGAAACAGCATCAACGCAATGGCAAGCAATGACGAGGTGCAGGTGGGCACCGATGTCATTTACGCGGCCGCTCACCAGTTCGGCGCGACGATCGTGCCGGTGCGGGCAACGCATCTCTGGTTCCGGATGGGCGGGAACCTTATCAAAGCCGACAGTGTTACCTTGCCCGCACGTCCCTTCCTCGGTATATCGTCGGATGACGAAGCGATGATCGCCGAGACCGTGTTCGGTTTCGTGTACCGCTATACCCCCCGCTAAAATTACTTTTCTTCAGGCCCCGCCCGCAGCCGTGGGCCTGAACTGAATTTTGCCCGCATGGCATATCCGGACCATGCGAAACCTGATCTCGACCACTGTTGTTGCACTTCATTCGGCCTCGGCTGCGCCGGTCTCGACCCATATTGTCGCGTTGCAGTCGGCCGCCACGGTGCCCGAATGGCTGCACGTTCTGCCGACCGGCCGTTTCTCCGGTGTCGATGGTCGCGGCCCTTACGTCCTGGACAATGCCGACGCCCTGATCTCGGCTTTCAACGCCGAGGGCAAGAAGCTGCCGGTCGATGAGAACCATTCGACCGACCTTGCGGCAAAGCAGGGTTTTTCCGCGCCTGCGCGTGGCTGGCTTACCGCGCTGGAGCGCCGTGACGATGGCATCTGGGCAAAGGTCGAGTGGACGCCCGATGGCCTGACGATGATGCAGGGCAAAGCCTACGGTTACATTTCCCCGGTTTTCACCCACAGCGCCAAGGCTCCCTTTGCGGTTCACAAGCTGCTGCGCGTGGCGCTGACCAACGATCCCAACCTCAACCTGAAATCGCTTCACTCTCAGAACTTGGAGACCACCATGGATTTGGAAGCTCTCCGGAAGGCGCTTGGCCTCCCGGAAACCGCAGATGAGGCCGCGATCCTCGCGGCGCTCACTGCGGCTCACTCTGCCCAGACCGCGCATGCGGCCTTGATGTCGAAGCTGGCGGAAGTCGCCGGCGTCGAAGTGACTGTCGGCGCTGACGCGTTGGTGACCGCCCTTCAAGCGAAAACGAAGCCTGCCTCGGGCATCGAGCAGGAAAACGCCACCCTGAAAAACGAGATCAAGGCGCTCAATACCCGTGTCGAAACGCTGATCACCGATTCCGCAAAGGAAAAGGCCACCACCGTCGTCGATGCCGCCATCGCCAAGATGCAGATCGTGCCGTCCCTGCGTGAGCACTTCATCGCTCGCCACATGAAAAACCCGACCGAAGTCGAAGCGGAGCTGAAGGTCATGCCGTCGCTCAACGCCGGCGGCCTCGGCGGCCGTCAGCCGCCCGCCGAGGGTGAAACCGCGACCAGTGATGAGCTTACCGTCGCTGCCCTGATGGGCGTCGATCAGGAAGCCTTCAAGAAAGAGCACAAGGCGCTCTTCGGAAAGGACATGTGACATGGCAGCTACCGCTGACATTCGCCGCAAGACCCGCAACGGCGATGCCTATGGTTATCCCGTTCTCGCCGGCGTCCGCATCTTCGGCGGCACCTATATCGGCGTGACCGCCGCGCTCGCGGCCGTGCCGGCCGGTCATGCCTCTTGCGTCGCCCTGATCGGTTTCGCGGAAGAAAACGTCGATAACCGCGACGGCGCGACCGGTGACCGCCTCATCAACGCGAAGAAGGATGTCACTGCCATCACACTGGCCGGTGCCACCGCCGCCGATATTGGCAAGACCGTTTACGCCTCGGCCGATGACACCTTCACGCTCGCTGCTGGCGCATTGCTGCCGGCCGGCATCCTCCATGCCATTGACGCCGACGGCGTCTGGCTCAAGCCCCTCTAAGGAACCACGATGGATATCACGATCTCCAATTTGCGGGGCATCTACACCTCGCTTTCGACCATCTTTAACCAGGCGATGGCCGCCACGCCTGCGTTTTACGAGACCATCGCCATGACGGTCACGTCTACGACCTTCGCCAATCAGTATCCGCGCCTGGACGACTTGCCCGGTTTCCGCGAATGGATCGGCGATCGTGTTGCCCATGATGTCGGTGCGTCTCTCTATCAGATCGTTAACCGCGACTTCGAGAAGACGATCAAGATCAAGCGCAAACAGATCGAAGACGATCAGGTCGGCATATTCACACCCATGGCCGCACAGTTCGGCCAAGACGGCAAATCGTTCCCCGATACTCTCGTTTGGCCTCTGTTCAAGAAGGGCGAGACCGTCACTTGCTATGATGGCCAGTATTACTTCGATACCGACCATCCCGGCTACAATGAGCAGGGTAATCAGATTTCGGTGTCGAACTATACCGCAGGTGCGCAGCCGGCCTGGTACCTGATCGACGATACGCAGGTCATCAAGCCGATGATCTGGCAGGACCGTAAGAAGATCAAACTGACCCAGATGTTCGATGAAAAAGACCCGAACGTCTTCTGGCGTGCCGAATACATCTGGGGCGCCGACACACGCGGCAACGCTGGTTTCGGCATGTGGCAGTTCGCCTACAAGTCGAAGGCCGAGCTGACGCAGGAAAACTATGATGCTGCCCGTACCGCCATGCAGTCCATCCGCAGAAAAGATGGACAGATACAGGCGATCCGACCCGTCAAGCTGCTCGTGCCGCCTGTGCTCGAAGCGACGGCCCGCAAGATCGTCGAAGCTGCCCTGATCAATGGTGGTGACACCAACGTCTGGGCGAAGACCGCAAGCGTCGTCGTCATCCCGCATCTCGCGTAACCGGCCGGGCGCTGATCCGCCGCTCGACCGCACCGCCAGCAGTCATCCTCCCGATTGCTGGCGGGTTTCCGGAAAACGGCCGCAACTGCCGCTTTCCCGAAACCCGAAGCCCAAGGAACCACACATGTCGAAAATCCAGATCATCTGCTCGAAACCGGGCATCCGCCGCAACGGTGTCGAGCATCCTGCTCAGGCACTCTATGAACCCGGCCGATGGACCGATACCGAGCTTGAAGCTTTCCGCGCCGACCCCGCCTTCATCGTCCAGGAGGTCGCCGGCAGCACGGTCGCAGTTTCCAGCGCCGACATTGAGCAGGCGGTAAACGCCCGCGTTGAGATCGAACGCCAAAAGCTTCAGCTCAGCTTTAACCAGGCTGTTTCCGACGCCGTCGCCGAAAAGCTCGCCGACACGAAGGCGGAACACGACAATGCGATCGACGCCCTCGGTAAAAAGCTGGAGACAGCGGAGGTCCGCGTTGGCGATCTCGAAGCGCACATTGCGAAAGACGCCGAGATCATCAAGGGCCATGTCGCGACGATTGCAGACATGAAGAAAACCATCGCTGCATCGTCGGGCGGTGGCCAGAAAAAGTAATTCCTGACGGGAGCGCCGCGAGGGACAGGCGGACCGGATCAGTGCGCCGGACCAATCGCCCCGAAGCCCACCGATGGCACGAGGCTCGCAAGAGGCCATCGGCAACAGCGGCAAAACCCTGACGCCAACCAAGAGGAAATCGCATGACACGACGTTATTTCAGCCTCGCTTTCTTCGCCTGCCTCACGACCTTTTCGACGTTCGCCAAGGGCACTGTCGTCTTCGCCCTCAACCTCGTGCGCTTCGTTGTCCACGCCGTGGCCAAGCCTGCGGCCTTCATCTGGGCGCGTCTCGCCCTGCCGAAGGTCTCCGGTTTCAAGGTCATCGGCAAGCTGAAGGACATTTATCGCGAAAGCTGGCTTACCAGCGGACAGTCTCTGCACTACCGCCGCTGGATTTATTGCTGATCGAACCGACGTTCCGGGGCTGGCCTTCGGGCCAGCCTTTTCCCCACTGGAGACTTTGACATGTACGCCACCGTCACCGACATGATCGCCCGCTTTGGAGAGGTGCAGATCGTGCGCCTGTCCAATCCGGAAGATCGTGAAGCCGAGACGCCGAACGTGGAGAAGGTCAACACCGCGCTGACCGACGCCACCGAGCTGATCAACAGCTATATTCGCGGCCGCTACCTGACGCCGATCGCAAACCCGCCGCAGGACGTGGTGCGCGCCACCTGCATTCTCGCCCGCTACGATCTGGCAGATACCGAACGCTCCAGCCCTTCGGAAGAAATGGCCAAGGGCCGCGCCGAGGTCATCAAGTGGCTGGAAAATGTCGCCAAGGAAATCGTGCACCTGGACATTCAACTGGCATCGCCGACAGGCGGCAACGCGGTCGGCTCCGGCCCCCGCATCTCCGACCGTGAGCGCATCGTGACCTTCGACACGTTGAGGGGCTTCTGATGGACACGTTTCCGCTGATGCCGATCCGCAACCAGGAGCCGCTTATCATCGAGCGGCTCCGGATCGCCTTTCCCAAAAAGATATTCACGATCCAGCGTGTGCCGCAGACGCTGAGCATCAAGGAGTTCAACCGCATCTCGCGCCTCACGCCGTTCATCGGGCTTGCCTGGACAGGCATGAAACCGGACCCTGACAGCGGTCGGATGCTGAAGGGAAACATGTTGTGGCGTCTGATCCTGATAAACAGCGTTTCGAACGGTCTTGAAGCGCGTTTTAAAGGTGACGCGAACGACATCGGCATGGACGCCATGGCCGATGTCGCATCGGTCCTGCTCCAGGGCGTCAGCTTCGAGGGACAGGGTGCCACCAGCGTGACAGGTGCCAACAGCGTAACCGCCGATGGATGGAGCGACGACAATCTTTCGATTGCCCAGCTCGATTTCACCTTCAGCTTCGCCTGCCGTGCCGCTGCGACCGGAAAGATGCAGCCCGACGATTTCAGGGCGCTTGGCGTCACCTGGTCCGTGAACGGCTCGACCGAAACCGTCAGCGACGAAGTTCAACCACCCCAGGAGTAAACCCGGCCATGGCCACCACGAAAACACTCATCGCGGCCGAGGGCCGCACGGTCCACCTTCCGGACGGCTCCGAATGGCCGAAGGAAGGCTTGCCCGACCCGAACACGCATTTCACACGCCGGCGCATCGCTGACGGCGATCTGATCGAGAAACCCGCCCGGACGGCCAAGTCTGATGAGGCGAAGAAGCCCGAAGGAGACAAGTAATGGATTTCAACGAAATCCCCGTCGATCGCCTCGAACCCGCGACCCTGATGGAGATCGTGCCGAACCATCGCAATGTCGGCATCCTGCCCTGGCCGGAAAAGGTCTTCATCATCGGCCCCAAGCTTGCCACCGGTACGCTTGCCGCCGGCGCCATTCAGGAAATCACACGCGCCGATCAGGCCGTGGCGTTGTTCGGTCGTGGTTCGATCGGCGCTGAGCAGGTCGCGTACTTCAAGAAGGCGAACCGCAACACGCCGCTTTTTGTCATCGGCCTTGCCGACGATGAGGACGCCGTGAAAGCAATCGGCACCTTCACCTTTGCCGGCGCTCCCAGCAGCTCCGTCGTCCTGCGCTTCAAGATCGGTGGCCGGCAGGTTCGCATGACCGCACTTTCCGGCGATACGCCAGCAGCGCTGGCGACGAAACTTGCCGCTGCCATCAATGCTGATCTCGACATGGTCGCGACCGCAGTGGCCGCCGCAGCCGTCGTCACCGTCACGGCCCGCCATGGCGGCGAGGTCGGCAACGAAATCGATCTCCGCGTCGATACGAAAGTGCAGCCGCTTCCGGCCGGTCTCACCTGCGCCGTCGTCGCCATGGCGGGCGGTTCCGGTAATCCGGACGTACAGCCGGCGCTCGACCTTCTCGCCAGCACCTGGGCAACCAAGATCACGCATCCCTGGTCGGATGCCACCAACCTTGCCAAAACAGCCGAGTGGCTGCGCATCCGGTATATCGCGACCTCGAAGCTCGATTGCCATGGCTTCGTGTTCAAGGGCGGCACCTATGGTCAGTTGACCACCTTCGGCAATCTCACCAACTCGGCTTTCCTGACGAACGCCGGCCTGAAGAGAAGCCCGACGCCGTCCTGGGCGATCGCGGCCTCGGCGCTTGGTGTCGCATCGTTCCATCTGACCAACGACCCGGCCCGCCAGTTGCGCTCCCTCGTGCTGCCCGGTGTCGAGGCTCCGGACGAAGCGGATCAGTTCCTTGATGAGGAAAACGATCTGCTGCTGCGCAACGGCATTTCGACCTTCGACTGCCTGTCTGACGGCTCGGTCACGATCTCGCGCATGATCACGACCTACAAGAAGACGACGCTCGACATCGCCGATCGTGCCTGGCTGGATATCATGGTGCCCGTCACCATGAGCCGTATCCGCTACGACTGGTCCGCTTATGTCGGCCTGATGTACCCGCGCTCCAAGCTGGTCGATGACGAAAGCGCCGGCGCATTCGCTTCTCGCCATGACGATGACCAGGACCCCGGCACGGCGGTAGTCACCCCGAAGCGCATGGCGGCCTCCTGGGCGGCCCGGTGCTCGCTCTATGGCGAAAAGGTCTGGATCGAGGACGTGCAGCGCACCGTCAGGGAAAGCGTCTTCGAGCGGTCCACAGATGACCGCAACCGGCTGGAAAGCCGGCAGCAGGTGGAGATCGTCGGCAACCTCATGGTGTTTGCCGGCCGGATCGAGTTTCAGGTTTAACAGGAGCTTTTAAGCGATGACACAGGTATTGGGCATCGTCGATATTGTCTGGCGGGGGCGAAACCTCCCCGTCGAGAAGGGCGCAAAACTGCGCATCGGCGGCATCAAGAACAACGCAGTGACCTACGGCCGCAAGGTCGGCCGCGCCCAGGAGTTTCAGGGTTCGCAGGTCACCGCCACCACCAACCTCGAAAAGGGCCAGCGCTGGGGCAACCTCTGGGACCCCGGCGAAGGTGAACTGCAGGTGCTTTGCGACACCGGCCAGACGTATGTCTTCAATGATGCCTTCCTCGTGGATGATATCCCCGAGATGACCGGCGGCGAAGGCGGCAAGATCGAACTCAAGTGGGCGGCATCCGCGGCCGAGGAAATTCTCTGATGGGCACTCCGAAGAACCTCAAAATCGATATCGACGAAGACGAGCCGAGCAGCGAAGCTCTTTCGAGCACTGAAACTGTCATCGATGAGGACACCGGCGCAAACCTTGCCGATGACATTATCGATGAAGACGCGAAGGCCGATTCCAAGCTGCCGAAACGCGCGCGCCCGAATGCCAACGGTTCGGTTACTCTTCCGCTTTTCGAAAAGGTCACGCTCACCACGCGCAAAGAAGGCAAGGTCAGGGAACGCGTCTTCTCTGAGCTGGTCTTCCATCGCTTTAACGGCGCTGATCTGAGGGCCATCCAGGCGACCAGTGAAGCGAAGGCCTCTATCGTCACGTTTTCACGCTCGACCCGGATTTCCGAAATGGTGATGGACAAGCTCTTCGATAAGATGGACGGCGTCGATATCGCAGACGGCGGCAGGATCATCGAAAGTTTTTTGACGAGTGGCCCGAAGACTGGCCGATAAAACTCGGCGGTCTCGCTGACGGCTCCGGCTTCAGCGCCACAGAGATAGAGACCATGCCAATCGACGCGGTACTATTCTGGTGGAACTGCGTCATGGCTTATAGAAAGCACGTTCAGGAAATCTCCGAAACATAATCATGCCCGCCCGTCACGGCGGGCCTGATCTTTTTCGCGCGCGCGTGAGAATTTCCGCCTTATTCTCAAGCGAGGCGGATGATGGCCAGCCGGAACATGAACCTTGATGTCATCGTCCGTCTCAGGGACCTTTTAAGCGGCCCTTTGCGCGGCCTTAAAGGTGCGCTTGACGGCATCTCCAGCGCCGCCCGCAAGATCGGTATCGTCGGCGCAGCGGTTGCCGGCATTTCCCTCCTTGGCCCCATGCAGGAGGCCGCAGCTTTCCAGCAGCAATTGATCGACATAGCTGGAACGTCAAATCTGACGGGACAGGCTGCGTTTGCGTTCGTCGATCAGTCGAAGGCGAAATTCGAGCAGCTCGCTCTCGATGTGGGTCAGCTTTCCGATACCGTCGCCCGAGGCGCGGGGCAGATGATCGCCGCCGGCGTCGATAACGGACTGGTAGATCGCTCGATCGGATCGATCAGCCGGGCCGCCACCGCCGCCAATGCCGAGATGAACGACATGGCGTCCGTCGCCACGTCGCTTCTCACCACGCTGAAGCTCCCGGCCGACCAACTGGACGATGCGCTAGGCGCACTCGTGACGGCTGGCAAGCTCGGCTCCTTCGAGCTGAAGGACATGTCGCGCTATTTCCCGACGCTCACCGGCCAGATGGCGAAGTTCGGCGTGACCGGCCGCGAAGCAATCAACTTCCTCGGCGCTGCCCTCCAGATCGCCCGCAAGGGAACGTCCGATCCGGCCGAGGCCGCCAACAATCTGAAAAACTTCCTCTCGAAAATCCTTGCCCCCACAACGGTCAAGAACTTTGCCGACATGGGCGTCGATATCCAGGGCGTGATGCAGGATGCGGTGACGAAGGGCATCAACCCGATCGAAGGCGTAGTGCAGAAGATCACCAAGCTGACCGGCGTTTCCAGCAAGGAAATTCAGGGCCTGATGAAGAAGGCGAAGGATGCCGGCATGTCCGACGCCGATGCACTGGCATCCGTGCGCGAGCAGCTCGAAAAGATTTATGGCGCTGGCAAACTGGGCGAACTGTTCTCCGACATGCAGGTGATGGACTTCCTGATCCCCATGCTCGGCAACATCGACGAATACAAGTCGATCAAGGATGAAGTCGCCAAGGCGACAGGCAGCGCCATCGATGGCGACTTCGAAACCCAAATGCAGGGCCTCAATCGACAGCTCACCATCTTCCGCGAAATCGGCACGCAGGCGTCCCGCGAAGTAGGCCTTGCATTCGGCACCTGGATGCCGGCGATCAACGGTTATCTGATGGACGGCCTTAAGTGGTTGCGCGAGCTGGACACCGCGACTGGCGGCATGGTCAAGCAGGGCCTCGCCTTTGCCGGCGTGGCTGTCCTGGCGGCGGCCGGTTTGGGTGTCCTCGGCGTGGTCTTGCCCGCGATCGGCGCGGGCCTGTCGGTTCTGGCCGCGCTGTTCAGCCCGGTGGGCATCGCGCTCGCCGGCATCGCGGCCGCTGGCGTCTACGTCTATCGCAACTGGTCAAGCTACGCGCCGCGCCTGTCGCAACTGTGGAACCGCATGGGCAAGGCCTATGCCGACGCCATGACGGTCGGAACCGCGATCGTCAACCGCTTCGGCCCGATCATCCGTTCCGGCCTCGGCAGAGCGCTTCAGGACGTGACGGCCGGCTGGCAGAACCTGAAGACCTTGGTGTCCGGCTTCATGCGCGGCCTCGATCTACAGTTCGACTTCTCCGGCCTGACAATCAGCGATGTCCAGCTCGCCGCGTTCCGCGTCCTCGATACCGCGTTGAATGGCATTGCCACCGCCTGGGGAATGATCAGGGATTTTGGCTCCGGTTTTGCGAACTGGCTGGAGCCGATCGGACAATCGGCCGGTGGAGCGGTCAGGGCGATCGGCGGCATTGCCACCGGCTTTTATCGTCTCGGAACAGCAATCCGTGAGCTTGTCGGCCTGAGCGAAGGCGGAAAGATTACCGGTATGCTTACCGGCATCATGTCGTTCCTCGGCGATCTCGCGGGCAAGACGGTACTGGCGGCCGTCATGGTTTTGGAAGACGTTGCGAAGGCCATCGAGTGGGTCGTGAACGGCATCGCCTCGCTGGTGGATGCCATCAATCGCGGCATCGACTGGAGCGCCCTTGTTCCCCAGGGAATTGCCGAGGCGTGGAATAGCGTCGCGTCGGCGCTTGAGAGAGTGCAGAATGCGCTCAGCATTGAGAGCGTCTCGAACGCGCTCGGCGTTTCCGGCCAGCGCAACATGACCCGCTTTGGCCGTAACAGCGTGCTGCCGGCCAATCAGAACGGCGTGCTGCCAGCACAGGCGTCGCCAACCGCCCCGGCCGCGCCGCAGCAGCTCAACGTCAACACAGAAGCGAAGGTTGTTGTCGAAGGCCCCGGCAAGGTCGTCGGCCAGACAACGACCGTCACGTCGCCGTCGCCGAACGTCAACACCGGCCGCGCTGTCGGGAGGCCGTAATGCTTCTCGATAGCCTCAATGCCGCTGAAGGATTGTTGCCGGGTGTCTATCGCGGCATTCCGCTCTCCATCGTCGATATATCGAGCGACCATGGACGGCGGGTTCTCGAATACCTGTTTCCGGGTGTCGATCCCGCCGCCTATGACGATTTCGGCGTCGGTCCCTCTGGCATCAGTGTCGAGGCGCTTTATGTCGGCGACGATTATCGCGTGCGTGCGCAGCTCCTCGCCAAAGCCTTCGAGACGCCCGGTCCTGCATTGCTCATTCATCCATGGCTTGGCCCGATGCAGGTCATCATGGAAGAGCCGGCGCAAATCCGCTTCTCGGAACGGGAACTGCGCGTCATCCGGATTTCAGCCCGGTTCAAGCGCGCGCCTTCGTCTTCAGCATCCGGTTTCTCCGGTGGGCTTTTGCCCTCGACGCTCATCAGCTTTACCAGCGCCTTGACCTCGCTTGCCGCCTCGATTGCGCTGACAGTCATTTCCAGCGCCAGAACCGCCGCGACCATTCGCAGCCGGCGCGTCACGTCATCCGTCGCCGATTCAGTCACGGCGCGTCCGGACGCTCGCTCAGCCGTCAGCCAGATACGCTCGGCGCTGGAAGCGTCGTCGCCGTCCTCGCCCGTCGCATTCGACACATGGACCAGCTCGGCCGCGTCGGTCATTGCCCAGACGATCGAGGTTCCGGCCGTGGCACCTGCGACGACAACGGCAACCGCGACACCCAGCGCCCAGGCGCTGATGAGCGCCGGCCTTTCCATCGCATCGGGGCTGCTGACGGAAGCGGGCAAGGCACCTTCCGCGATCGATGCGCTGTTGCTGGCCGGCGCGGCCGGACAATTCCTCGCGGCGACGGCCGAGCAATCCTCCTATGCGGATTTCGTGTCGCGGCAGGAGGCGCTCCGTTACCGCGCCGCCATGACCTCGGCGCTCGCCTCGCTGGTTGACCAGGTCGAGCAGCAATCGCCCGACACGATGCAGGCCGCCAGTTCGGCGCTCTCTTCTGCCGCGCGGTCGCTGACGGCTGCGATCGTCTCCGATCTGAACGAGGTGATCGGCCGCCTGCCGTCCGTGCGCCGCCTGTCGATAAATCGCGATGCCGACGCATGGCTGGTTGCGCAGCACCTTTCCGGCGATACGCCGGCACTGCTCGAAACCGTCTATGCCGATATTGTCGCGCGTAATGATCCATCGCATCCGGCGCAATTGCCGGCCGGCGACATCGAGTTTCTGGAGCGCGGTTGATGGCCAAAAGTATCAGGCTCTTTCTCGATGGCAAAGCCTATGACCAGTGGACATCGGGCGAAGTCACCCGCGACCTGAAGGACTTTTCCGGCAGCTTCAGCTTCACGTTTCGTGATGGCGAGGCGTCCGAAGCTACGCTCCCTTTCGCGTCAATGCCGAACCTTCCGCGTCTTCGAACCCAGATGAAGGCGAAGATCATGATCGGCAAACGCACGGTGCTTCTCGGTCATGTCGAAGAGGTGGCCTATGATGTCAGTGACGGTAATGCAACGGTGACGATCTCAGGCCGGGACAAGACCGGCGATCTGATCGACTGTTCGGCGCTGGCGGAAGGTCCGGCTGAGCTGAAGGGCGTTAAGCTGGAGACCGCAGCCGCCAAGATCGCCGAGCCGTTCGGCCTGAAGGTCCGGACGGAAGTGGACACCGGCGACGCCTTCGACCGTTATTCGATCGACCTTGGCGAGACCGCCTTTTCCGCGATCGAGAAAGGTTCGAGACAACGAAGCGTCCTCATCCTTTCGGATGGTGTCGGCAACATCGTCATTACCCGAACAGGTAAGACCCGCGCACCTGATGGGATTAATCTTCCAGGAAATGTCATCTCGGTCCGGGCAACCGAAAGCACGGTGAACCGCTTCAGCAAGACGGTGGTGCGCGGCCAGTCGGAACGATCCGGCAAGGCCCGCAGCGCCGCCGCCCTCGATGCCACGGCCGAGCCGATTGGGGCGGACAGCCGCAACGACGGCGACGGTTCGGCCCGCGAGCGCGAGCGAAAGGGAACCGTCGCGACCGGCAGAGCGGATGATGACGAAATCAAGCGCTACCGCCCGATCGTCCATCTTGCCCGCAGCAAGGCGGGCGCGGTGAGCGCCCAGGACGAAGCCGACTGGCGCAATCGCACGTCCCGCGCCGAGGGTGACGAGCAGACCTATACCGTCAAGGGTCACGAGGTGAACGGGGAGCTGTGGACCGTCAACCAGCAGGTGGCCGTTTCCGATGCCTTCCTCGGCATCGAGCGCGATCTGTTGATCTCGGCCGTGCGTTATGCCGAGGCCGACGAAATCACCACGGATATCTCGGTCTGCTCGGCCGAGGCCTTCGACAAGGAGCCGGTCGGCAAGCGCCGGACGGACAAGGCCGGAAAGGGCAAGGCCTCGAAAAAGAGTTCCGGCCTGCTGGACGGCACGGCGGAGGCGCTATGAGCGAGATCGTCAACAAGCTGCGCGGCCTGATCCGTCGCGTCACCGTGCGAGACATCAAGGATGACGGCCAGATGCAGACGGCCTCGGCCGAGGTGGCGGAAGGCGTCTGGCGCGATGATCTCGAAGTCATGTTGCCTTATGGCCTTCTCTCGGTTCCCGACGATGACGGCGCTGTCGGTGTCGCGCTGGCGATCGGTGGCGACGAAGGCGATATGGTCATCCTGCCGCTCGCCAATCCATCGCAACGCATCGGCGGCTTGAGCAAAGGCGATGTCGGTATCGGCAACAAGTTCGGCGATCGCATGATCGTCAAGGCGAGCGGCGGTATCGAAGTGCAGGCCGCCAGCTCCATCACCTTCAAGGTGGGCGGCGTGACGATGACGCTGGATGCCACCGGGCTGAACGTCAATGGTGGCAGCATCAAGCACGACGGCGTCGTGATCGACAAGACGCACAAACACACGGGTGTTGTGCCAGGAAGTGGCATTAGTGACGTGCCTGTTGGCGGCTGACCGCCCGCCGTGGCGGGCCTGATCAGGCTTGCGCGCGCGCGATAATTTCGCGCCATGACCGGATTTTTCGACCTTGCCCTGACCTATGACGCCACGCGGCGCTGCTGCGATCTGGTGCTCGATGATGAATTCAATCTGGTCATCGATGAAACGCCGGTGACGCCGTTGCTGCTTTCGGTAGGCCTTGATCGCCGCGCCTCTCCGGACGATGAGCTGCCGGAAGGCCGGTCGCAGTTTCTGGCCCCCATTTCCTTCTCCGAACGCCGTGGCGCGCTTCTCGACGGTCTCAATGCTGCCGGCGACATGGCGGGTTGCAAGATGTGGCTGCTGGAGCGCGCCAAGGAAACCGAGACCACCCGCCAGCTCGCCGAATATTATCTCGCCGAGGGCCTCGGCTGGGCCGAGACCGATACCGGAACGCCGGCAGAAATCGAAGTCTGGTGGCTGCGAGATGGCGTGCTCGCCTATCGTGTCCTGGTCGAGGATGTCACGCTCGAACTGACGCGGAAGGTGGCGTAATGGTCTGGCCCGTACCCGCCGCGAAAACGATCTTTTCCCGCCTCGCTGCGGCGTCTGAAGTGATCCTGCTCGGCATATATCCCGAAGCGGACGTGAAGGCGATTTCCCGCGCTGTCCGTTCGGCACGCGGCATGTTTGCCGTGATCTGGAGCGCGGTGGCCCCGGAAGTGCGCGAGACACACGACCATATCGCATGGTGGGCGCGGCAGTGGATGCCGGACAGCGCCGACGACGAAACCATGATCCTGAGGCACGCGTCCATCTGGGGCACTGACCCACGTCCGGCGAAAAAGGCGGTCGGTTCCGTCACGATCGAAGGTGTTGCCGGGACCGTTCTGGCGTCAGGCATCGCGCTGACATCAACTGCCAACAATACCTATGTCACCACGTCGGGTGGCACGATTGCGGCCGGTGGCACAGTCATCATCACGGCCGAGGCGGTCACTGCGGGCAGCGCCGGCAATCTGGAGAGCGGTGTCCAGCTTTCGACGGTTGCCGCCTATCCCGAGGTTTCTAAGGTCACGGTCGCGACCGCCTTTGCGGGCGGCGCTGACGATGAAGAGCCGGAAGAAGTCCAGGTGCGTTATCTTCAGCGCATCCGCGAGCCGCCGATGGGTGGCTCTGCCCCGGACTACAAGGCATGGGTCGGCAATGTTGCCAGCGTCTACGCCGTCAAGGTCGTAGAGGACTGGATCGGTCGCGGATCAGTTGGCCTGATCATCGCCCTGAAGAATGACGAAGGCACGCCGCGCATTCCCACCGAACTGGAGCTGACCGCGATCGGCAAGTATCTCGGCGCTCAAGGTAGCCAGACTGGCGTCCGGCCGGTCACCGCCCGCGTCATCCCCGTCGCTGCCGAGTTGATAACCGTGCCCGTCAGCGTGCGGCTTCGTCCGGATGGCGCTTTGACCAGGGCGGCGGTGCAGGATGCCTATGATCGTTTCATCGCCACCATCGGCGACGAAGACGACATGGAGAACGAAAGCCCGATCGGCGCGACCATCGAGCCATCGCGGATCTCCGAAGCGATCTCGGCTGCCGATGGCGAATATTCGCATGATCTGACTGTCCCTGCCGCTCGGTACACCCTTGGTACCAAGGAATGCCCTGTCGCCACCGCCATCACCTGGCTGGATTGAGGAGGCTTTAAGAGATGTCCAGGACCTCTTCAACGATCCTTCAAAGCCTGTTTTCGAAGCTGCCGATCGGCTGGGCGTCGCGCTATCGCGGCGGCGTCATGGGTGTGATCCTCGGCGCGATCGCCGAGGCCATTGCAGACGCCGAGGCGGCGGCCGAAGCGATGATGAACGAGACAGACCCGCGACTGGCGGACAAGCTGCTTGCAGATTTCGAGCGCTGCCTTGGACCCGACCCATGCGGCCGGGACGCAAACGGTCTTTCGGTTCATCAGCGCCGCCAGCTCGCCTTCCAGCGCTGGACCGCCCGAGGCGGTCAATCGATCCCGTATTTCGTGTCCGTCGCTGCCGCTCTCGGCGTCACGATCACGATAGAGGAATTCTGGCCCTCGCGGGCGGGCGTCTTGCGTGCCGGCCAGCGCCTGCGGCCTGAAGGGTGTCAGTTCGTTTGGCGCGTCAACATTCCGGGCATCGTCACAGTGAGAAATTTTCGGGCCGGCGCAAGCCGTGCCGGCCACCGCCTCGGGTCGTTCGAAATCTCGGCGATCGAGTGCGTTTTGCGCCGATACAAGCCCGCCCACACCACCCTTGTTTTTAAGTACGGAGAGACCTGATGGATCGCGTCAACGGTGCGGATTACATCGATATAGGCGGCGGGCGTCGTGGCTTTCGCGATGAAGATCTTCAGAACGGGATAACCGGAACCGAAGTCACTGCCTTGTGGCTCAACATGATTCAGGAAGAAATCCTGAAGGTCATCAGCGAAGCCGGCTTGAACCCGAGCGATGCCGACTGGACGCAGCTCTGGCAAGCCTTGCAAATCTTGGGCCTTGCATCCGGAAGCCGCAGTCGCCGCTGGGTCGCCGTCATGTCCATGACGCTGTCCAGTGCACCGGGAGCGCCGGCGTCGGGCGATACATACCTTATCCCCGTTGGCGCTACCGGTATCTGGGCGGCAAATGCCGGCAAGATCGCACAATGGACCGGCGATACATGGGCGTATCTCACACCGCCTGATGGCCATGGTATCAGCTTGCCGGATGGTCGCGTCTTTGAGCGCATCGCCGGCACCTACGTCGAAAAGCTGGCGCTCGATGCACAGTCGGGAAAGTGGAATTTCGCGGTTGCAGGAGGCACGGCAAACGCTCTTACTGCCACGCTGACGCCGACACCACTTTCTCTCGCCAGTCTCGTTGGCGCGCCGATCCGCCTTTTGATCACGGCCACCAACACTGGAGCGTGCACGCTCAACATCAATGGCCTCGGCGCAGTTCCGATCAAACTCGACAACGGTAACGATCCGGCCGCAGGTGATCTGCCGGCAGGGGCGATCGTTCAGCTGGTCTACACCGGCACTGCCGTGCAGATTTCGTTCTCTACTTCTATTTTGAAGAACCGCCTAAACGCTGGCGCTACCATCGTCACTTACGCAGCAGCAGGTTCATTCCCTTGGGTAGTTCCTGCCGGTGTTCGCAGCGTGTTCGTGCGCGTGTGGGGTGCTGGCGGCGGGGGTGGCGGCAGCCAGAATCCTGGCGCTGCTGGTGGCGGTGGGGGCGGTGGCTACGCAGAGGGATATGTCGCCGTCACTCCGGGGGACACTGTGATTGTCACTGTCGGGCCAGGGGGAACAGGCGGCCTTAGTGGCGCTTCCTTCAGTAACGGTGTGGCGGGAGGAACTTCTTCATTTGGGCCATCCATCTCAGCGACCGGCGGGGGCGGCGGAGAGCGTGCTGCGGCGAATAGCCAGGGCGTTAGTGGCGGTGGCGGGACAGGCACCGGCGGGTCAAGGCAAGCGTCAGGGGGAACCGGTTCATCTGGCACTTTTGTCCCAAACGCCACGAATGTTCAGCTTGGTGGCTCCGGTGGTGCAGCAGGCGGCGGCGGCGGTGGGGGCGGCGGCGCATCGTCTGGACTTGGTTCTGTCGGGCAGTCCCCTGGCGGCGGCGGCGGTGCTGGCGCGGGCGGCCAAGTTGGTTCGGCTGGTGCTCCTGGCACCGTGATCATCGAATATTTCGTTTCGTGAGGTGAACATGCACAGACTTGCTCGCAGTGAAAATGGCGTCGTCTTCGAGGTCGTTGAATTACCTGAAGATGTGAACGTCGAAGATGCTTTTCACCCTGATCTCGCTGCTCAGTTCGTGGAATGCGGAATCGGCGTTGCGCCTGGATGGCTCTATGACGGCAAGAAATTCAAAGCGCCGGCCGCCCACGCGGCAACGCAGGATGAGTTGCTCACCTACTCCGCCGCCAAGCGCTTCGCTGCCGAAACAGGAGGCATTGTCGTCAATGGCGTCCAGATCGACACCTCCCGCGACAGCCAGAATATGATCGCAAATGCTCATTCCTACATCGTCAATTCTGGAGCGGCTTCATCACGGTTCAAATCACGGTCGGGGTGGATGATCCTCTCCGCCGAGGAGGTGAAAAACATCGCGCTCGCGGTAGGGGCGCATGTTCAGTCGTGCTTCGACCTTGAAGCAGAAGTTGACCAACTGATTGCAGCAGCGACCATCAATGACTTCGCGATGATCGATGCTGCATATAACAACGGACAGGAGACGTGAGATGGGCATTCACTGGTTCAGGCATCCGAACAAGCTTATTTGTCGCAATCTTATCAATTTCTCGATGACGGCAGACAGGCAGGGCATCCTGGATGTTGATGCTTTATATCCAGACCTTGTGCCCCCCGAAGCTACCAGGCTCATGATCACGATGGAGCGAGGCTTCCTTCAGGTGCCCACCGGCGGTTCTGGCTGCGTGTCACTGCGCATCATGCCGTTTGGCTACGATCTTATAAACCCACTCGATATCGCAAAGTCGCAGCAGTGGGTGATCAACGGCATGGGCCTTGATGTTACGGCGCACCATATTGGGCTTCCAATTGAGCCTGACCTCAGGAAGTTCTTTTACGCCCTTCAAAGCACATGCCCGAATGAAGCCAACAAGATGATCATCGTTGACCTTTGGGGATATGAAACCTGATGGCCGTGGGAGCTCTTGACGTCCCTCTGGGCCCAACAATGCTTTCGCTGCCCTTGTACTGGACATTCTAGCCGCTCGGTTGACCCTCCATTATGATCGGACAAAAGCGGTGACTGCAGGAGCCTTCTTGATTTTGGTACCATAAGCCCAAACCCTGTTAAGGATCACAACAATGGTCGAAACTGCATCGCGCAACGCCTTTGCTCCTTTACCCGTGTGGAAAACAATAGATAGCGCTCCCAAAGACGGACAATGGATAATTCTGGGCGGAGGCATCTACGAGGATGAAGAGAAGTCCGTGCCCATCGCAGTTGCGCGTTGGGAAGATGCTGCAGGCAGGCATGATGAGGGCTGGGTCGTTTGCTGTGCGGAAGCTGGTTACTCAGTGTTCTATTATGAGAATCCTACGCATTGGTGCCCGCTGCTATCCGGCCCTTGA